CTTCCGTTACTTCCTGAGCTACCACTGGTTCCAGAAGTACCCGATGTGCCACTTGTTCCAGCAGTACCTGATGTGCCTGAACTTCCGTTACTACCTGAGCTACCACTGGTTCCAGAAGTACCCGATGTACCACTTGTTCCAGCAGTACCTGATGTGCCTGAACTTCCATTACTACCTGAGCTACCACTCGTTCCAGCAATACCTGAGCTACCACTACTTCCTGATATACCAGATGTGCCTGAACTACCATCAATTCCTGATGTGCCTGAAGACCCGTTACTACCTGAACTACCACTCGTTGCAGTAGTACCAGATGTGCCATGACTTCCAGAAATTCCTGAACTTCCGTTACTACCTGAGCTACCACTAGTTCCTGATGTTCCGCTAGTACTTGGGGTTATCAAGTCTGTGGGATTTGATCTGTTAGATATTATTAATAAGTCTCCACACTCATCATACATTCCAGATGATGGATTTACTATGTCAACAAATTCTAAAACTTCATCATTTGAATCTTGTTTCGGACTTTCTGGCGTATAATCAGTAAACTCAAGCGTATCTGTCTCTATTATTGACATAATATATTAATAATTTTTTACGGTATCATTATTTAGTTCTCCACTTGTAATATTTATTACAAATATTTTATCATATATGCCATCAATGTCGTTTGGGTCTGACCACTGAAACTTAATTTCAGCATACAAAATTTCATAAGGATGTAACGATGTTATTTCATTTGGAACAATGAAGTCATAAACATAATTATTGACATAAATTAAAGCATACCAACCAGTTTCGGCTATTTTCTTAAATTTAATAAGTTCAATATTTGGATTACTTCTACTTTTTACAACAACCATAATATCGATCATATTATACAGATTCTTATATGTACCATCAGAATTTCTATATTTTATAGACTTTCTAATATCCGATCCAGAATTATTTTGAGTTATTGTTGTTGGTTGATTGAATTTCTTTATTAACCTACCACCGATACCAGTATCGGCAGAACTTATTCCATAATTTATATTTGAATTTGCAATTAAAGCAACATTTTGTTGTATTTCTTGCTTAAGTAATGCTTTGTCATACATCCTTAATTTTTGAATATTTCCAATAAAAGAGCTATTAAAATAATTTTCAATAGTTAAATTACTTTTATCTGGATCTATGACTAAAGATGTTTTATTAATATCGCTATAATGCAAAGAGTATTCTAAACCAAAAGAGCCACCGCCCCAACAAATATTGTATGGTACACCTATTTGTTTATCACTATCGTTTGTTAATCTTTTAAAATAAAATTCATCAAACCCAACGATACTCCAAAATAATCCACCATTTAAATATATGTCTAAATTTCCTGTTCTCTGAGGGTATGTATCATATATGGTTGGATCATAATTATCAATTATTTGATCGGGCGTGTATACTATGTCAATTAAAGACCATCCATATCTATTAATTGTTGTTGGGGATGCTATCGATATAATGTTTCCATTCACATCAATATATCGACACCCCATTTTTTTATCGTTTCTAACCTCAAAGGCAATAATATTGTTTTTTAAGTTATCTATTTGATTCACGGATGATTGTACTGAGATATCAGCATATTCTGGTTGTTGAAAAGCCGATAATTTTCCTATAATATTATTATATGCAATTAAATAATTTCCATTGGATGTTGTAATTCCAGAATAAGTATATGTGTTTCCTGTTAAGTTTGCATTATATAATATTGTTGTTCCTGTTACAAGAACGGCTTCGCCCGAATATGACGGATTGTATTTGTCTTCGGCACGTATGCCCATCATGAAAAATATTCCCGCACTTTGAGGTAATAGTTCTATAAGAGTTTCTACTGTTATACCATTATTATATCTTGGTGGCATTATTTCATAATTATAGCCATCAAGCTTAAAAAATCCTTGAAAATATCCACCATTCAAATTAAAATATGTCCCGATAGAAGTTCCAGTCATCGGAGATAATGGGTAATTATCATACGTTATGGTATTACCAGTTAATGAATAATAGCCAACTCTATTAAGAATTAATAGATTATCAAACGGATCAAGAACAAGAATGTCTTCCATGCTTGAAGCACTACCGTTGTCTATAGCAGTTAAACCATAGTCCAACAAATTTAAATCACTGACTGTTACGCTACTTAAATTGTTTATGCTTTTTAGAACGAAGCCATTTTGAGAGTTCCATGAATTAATGTCACTAATATCAACATTGACACCCAAATTATTAATTAAATCATTATTTATATCCATTTGTGTTTTTAATAAAATTATTCCTTTATAAATAGTTCCTAAATCATTTGATGATAGTATTTATTTAAAAAAATGATAAAATGGACGTTATAAATAAAAATAATATGGCTGATATCATCAAAGAGGTTTTGGAACCAAATGAAATAGAGCCATATTCATTAAATATCCACGAAAATTTAAATTCTAATTTGTGGGATGAAAATGATGTGTTAAAACCAGAAATACGTAAAATTCTATTATTAAATGTGAAAAGATTTATAGAATTTTCGGATATTGAAGGAATTAAATATCAGGACATTATTTTTACTGGAAGCATGGCTAATTATAATTACAACACAAATTCAGATATTGATGTTCATATTATACTTGATTATGGCCAAATATCTACAAATGAAGAGTTTGTTGAAGATTATTTCAAGTTAAAAAAGAATCTGTGGAGTTTAAATCATCATATAACCGTCAAAAATTATGATGTAGAAATCTATGTTCAAAATTCGCAGAGTTCTTTTGTTAAGTCCACTGGAATATATTCATTGGTAAAAAATAAATGGATTATTATGCCCATAAAAAAGATTATAAATATAGATACCAGTTCAATTGGAACAAAAGCACGAGTGTTAATGAGCGATATAGATGAGCTGAATAAAATAAAAAATAATGATGAATTTTTTAATTGTTATAATCAATTAAAATCCAAAATAAGTAAATATCGACAATGCGGTTTAAATAAAAACGGTGAATATTCTATAGAAAATTTGGTTTTTAAAATATTAAGGAACAATGGATATTTGAAAAAAATGGTTGACGAAAAGAATAAAAGACTTGATCTTGAGTTAACATTGACTCAATAGCTATAAAAAAAAGTTTTAATTGTTGTTTTTTATTAAAATTATAACTATTTATATGAAACTTATTAATAAGACATAAAAAAATTAAAGATAAATTAATTATCATGAAAAAAAATACATCGAAAGAAGCGTTTTATAATAGGCTTCAACAATTGGCAGAAGTTAATGAATTTAAAAAAGCTAATTCTGGTTTAAGAAATATTGGTACTTTAATCGATTATAAAAGAAGCGACGACGGTGTTGCCTTTGGAATTGTTAAAGAAAATCATCATTATTACATTAAAAAAGGTGGCCTTAAAAAAGATCTGGATGCTTCAGATTTTACTTATTTAGATGGATTGGAAAATATCACGTCTTATCAATATAAAACAATTAGCGAAGCCGATAAACAAAGAAATGCTCTATTGACTGTAATAAACAACTCATCGAAAGTAAAAATAAGCAATAACGGTAGCAAAATTGTTCTTAACGAAAATAATTTCTATGAAGATGCTGCAACCGATGAACTTAATAAATCTGAAGATAAATTTGAGGATTTAAGTGTTGCTACAGCTGCAAAAAAGAATTTTCCGACAGATTTGGGAAACACAAATGACCCCAATTCTGGCGTTGAATCTTCCCCACAAGGTGAATTACCTGCCGTGGATACAGCAACTCCTCCTGGGGTTGGCGATCAAGCTAGTCCAGAAAATTTTGATAGTGGCGAAGGTTTGGGCACTGACGACAGCTTAGATAGTACTAGTGCCGAGAGTACTCCAGAAGATAATGCTGATAATGGCGAAGGTGGTGAACCAAGTGCAAATTTAGACAGTGATCCAACAAAAGCAATTGAAAAAGCTATTGGTAAATTGGGTAATGTTATCAGAAAAACAAAATTAACACCAGAAGAATCCGAAAGTTATTTAAAATCATTGATTGCTTCTTTCAGTGAGAAACTTAAAGAGGTTGATGTTACAAACAGAAAGGAAATTGCAAATAAAATCCTTAAAGTTGATAATAACGATGCAGAGCAAGACTTAGAATCTTCTTTAACCGACGATTTACAAGAAGTATTAGACAATAATGGTAGTACTTGTAATGAATGCGGAAGTTTTGTTAAATATGCCGAATCTAGGGGATATAATAAAAAGATTATTAAAGAAAGCGGTAATGAAGAAAAAGCCAATTTAATTTCTGGATATGTCAATGCATTCAATGAGGGTAAAAATGATGGCGATTTTAAAACTGTTAGGCTATTTACTAATATGAAAATCAACGAATTATTGAAAGAAGATTATGGACATGTAAAATATGTTGGCGAATTAGCAAGACTTAACGAATCATTCGAAGCAAATCCAGATGATGAGGATGCTGAAACCCAAATGAATAACTTGCCTTGGACAAAAAATAAGGATAAAAATAATAAACAAGACAAAAAGAAAAAAAGCGATAAAAAGATGCTAAAAGAAGAAGTTAAAAGGAAAATTAAGAAATTGATGAAAAATTTCGGTCAGGGTGTCGCTCAAAAAATAGCAAAAAAATTCGGTAATAAAATCTTGGAAGAAGGCGCCGAGCTAAATGAAGTGCAAGCAATCGCACAAAAATTAGCAAAAAAAGCCGTAAAAAGATGTATGAAAGATTATGGGAAAGGCACCGCTAAAAAAATTGCTGGTGAATTGGGTAATACAATCCTTGAGGAAGGTAATGAAGATCTTTCAACAAAAAAAATTGCTGTAAAAGCAATAGCTCAAAGAATTGCTGGAAAGAAGGTAAAGAAATTTATGAAAAACTACGGCAAAGGAACCACAAAGAAAATTGCTGGTGAATTGGGTAATAAAATAATTAAAGAAGGCATCGAAGATGTTGATGACATTGACGTAGATGTTGATACCGACACTCCAGATACCGAAAAAAGCCCATTTGCTAACGATACGCAATCATTGGGAATTGTAACTCCTTCTCATGGCGGAACAAGCACTGGTGATATAAATGTTGATGTTGATTCTCAGTCAAAAAAGATTAATATTGCAATCACTGAGGCAAAGAGACAGATTGATCATCTAACAAAAAAGATCACCCAGCTTACTGAAGCCGCAAAAGCAAATGACGAAAAGAAAAAACCGTCTGCTGGATTATCCAAAGAAAAAAAATCCGAAGTTATTAAAGCTGCAAAAAAAGGTGAAGATATTGGTAAAAAGGGCAAAGGATTTGAAAAAGTTGAAAAGGCTGCCGAAAAAAACGGAGCTAAAGATCCCAAAGCTGTTGCCGCCGCCGCTATGTGGAAAAATATTCCACGCAAAGGAAAAGCATTAAAAGAAAACATGTCTGAATCTGAAGTTAAACTTAGAAAATATATAAAAAACAGATTAATGGAAATTTCAGGCCTAAAAAAAGCACCTTTAAATGAAAGCGCAAAGTCTGAAAAGATTAAACAACTGGATAATTTAATTGGTAAGCAATATACCGAATTTAAAAATATTGCAAAAAAGTAATCGTAACCCAAAAATTGTTTCAATGACCGAGGCCTCTTAATAGAGGCTTTTGTTGTTATTAAAATATATGTACCTTTGTTATAACAATACTATTTATATATAAACGATACGTCATGAGTAAAGATCAAAATGAAAATAATCTAAAACTGATTTATGTTTTAAAAATTGGATATAATTCGCGTGGCGATGGCATGTATGAATTTATATTTTCAAATGATCCATCAAACATAAATATTGAAGAATGGTGTTGGGATTTAATTCCCGCGTGTGATAATGCACAGCCTCCAACAGAAGATTATGTCGACGCCATTTTCAGTTTAAAAACTAAATCATTTGATTTATTCTGTTTGCATGAAGCTGTTGACCGTGAATATATGCACGGGGTACATACCATACACGCATTGGCATATGAAATTGATAGAAATAATTCAGATGGATATGAGCAATTTGAAAAATTAGTAAAGGATAATGAAAATGAACCATTATTAGTTTTTCATTATGGCATGACATTATCCAGAGTAAAAGAAATTTTCAATAGAAGGAAAATAATCCTAAAAAATGACGAGTTTATTGAAGTATCGTCTATACGATTTTAAACATGGTAACAAAAAAGAACATAGTAGAAATTCCAGAATTAAACGAAAATATTTTCCCAGAGCATGTACCTTTAGTCCCTAGAGATTTGGAGGGGGAACATAAGAAAAAAGAAGAAATTCGTGAGCTTGCTAAAAAATTAAAAATTTCCCATAAAAAAGAAGCCACAATAACAACTCTTGATGGAAAAATAAAAAAAGCTAGTGAATTAACATTTCGGGAGCAAGAAGATGAGATCATAAGATGCAGCGCAGATCCAATTTATTTTATTGAAACTTATTTGACAATTTTTGACCAAACACAAGGAAAATCTGGTTTAATTGTTCCTTTCATTTTATTTCCTTTCCAAAGAGAACTTATAAATTCATATCAAACAAATAGATTCTGTATTGCCAATAAATATAGACAAGCAGGTGTCTCTACAAGTACATGTGCGTATATTGCTTGGTATGTTTCTTTTAATAGCAACAGAAGCGTCGCTATTGTGGCTGATAAATTGGAAACTGCCCGTGATGAATTAATGAACGATGTTGTTGAATTTATTGATGGCTGTCCAGAGTGGTTAAGGCCAAAAACTGGTAAAGATTCCGATAAAGTATATAAGGATACTCAAAAATTAAAAAGATACGATAACGGATCGACTTTGGGTGCATTTTCATCGAAAGGCCTTAGAGGGTTAACTCCCACGCTTTTAGCTTGGGATGAAACAGCGTGGACAGAAAAAGGCGATAGATTTTGGACAGCAGCAAAACCCACGTTGCAAACTGGAGGTAGATGTATTATGGTATCATGTGTGACTAAAGACACATATATATATACAAATAATGGTGTTAAACAAATAAAAGATTTTATATCAAACGAAAAATTGGGCACACATATTATAGATAATTATAATGTGTTGGGAAAAGATAAATTAAGAACAGGTAACTTATTTTTCAATAATGGCTTTGTTGATACTTTAAAAATAAAATCAACATATTCTGAATTGGAATCCAGCCTTAATCATAAATATTGGGCATATAAAATAAAAGATAAAAGATACGGATGGTATAAATCATCAGAATTAAAAATTGGCGATTATATATCAATCCAATATGGTATGAATATTTGGGGCAATAATGATGATTGTTCAAATTTTAAACCCACCGAGTCAAAATTGATAAAGAATGTATTTTTTCCCAAAAAAATTACAACAGACATAGCATATTTATTGGGACTGTATTTAAGTGAGGGATATGCTAAAGATATTTATTTTAAAAACAACATAAAAACAACAAGATTTGTATTAACATGCGGAGATTCATTATCACACATATTTGAAGCGCATAATTTAAATTATTATTTTGACGGTATTCATTATGTTATAACATCAAAAAATTTAGGCGAATTTTTAAAATTTTTAGGGTTTGATATAAATAAAAAAGCCAAAGAAAAAATAATACCATTAAGATTATTAGAAATGAGCAGAAAAAATATTGTTGCTATGCTTCAGGGAATTATGGATGGCGATGGCTGGGCAATATATAATGAAAAAAATAATAATTTAAGCGTGGGCATTGGACTGTCTTCCCAAGAAATGATAAATCAAATTAGAATACTTTTTGGAAATTTGGGAATTATTACCCGATATTTCTTTAAAGTGACAAAGCCAACAAAAAAAGTAAAAGTAAAATCTAATTCATATTCAATCACAATGGCTGGTAAATTTTCTGAAAAATATTTCAGCGAAATAGGCTTTAGATTTGATAGAAAACAGAATATGTGTAATAAATACAAAATAAATAATGTTCAATGTCATGGAAAAAATAATGATACCATTCCAAATGGCGGAGAAATATTATATGAATTATATGCAAAAATAAAGGCAAAAAACATATACAATTCATTATTGGATTATAATATCAATATAGAACCCTTTGTCACTGAAAAAAAATATAAAAGCAAACCAATTAACAGATTAATGCTGTTAAGATTAATAAATTATATAAAAAATAGCACATTTTCGGATCTTAGTAATTTAAAGTCAATTATTGGTATGTCTATTGATCATATTATTAATCCAAATATAATTTGGACAAAAATAAATTCAATACAGAAATCAAAAAATTACACATACGATTTTTCTTTGCCCAATTTTTCAGAAGAGCCAAACGAATTTAACCACTCAGTGGTTTATAATCAGATAGTTACTCACAATACGCCATCAGGTTTGGACGCCGTTTTTTATAAAACTTTTGACGGAGCCAGACGAGGTGAAAACAATTTTAAAGCAATTGAATTATGGTGGTTTAATGACCCCAGATACAATAAAGATCTTGTTTGGTTGAAGAATAAAAACAAAGAAACAGAAATAAGATTAATAGATGAAAATTGGGAAAACGAACATCGAATAAAATTAATGGATGATGGGTGGGAAGCATCATCGCCTTGGTTTGAAGAACAAATTCGTGATGCCAACGGCGATATGAAGAAAATTGCACAAGAATTAATGTGCGTTGGTAAAGATTCTATAATTTGTATTAGAGATATTGAAACAAAAGAAATAATTAAAGATAAAATTTCAAATATATATGATAGTTTAATTAATATAAAATCAAATATTAAATATAATGATTGTTTTGAGATATTAAATATTTCTGGATTTTTTATGTTTTTCGGTATTGAAAAATCATACAAAGAAAAAGGATTTAAAATTACCTTAGAAAACGATCATTCAATAATTGTTAGCGAAGACCATATTTTTTTAGCAAATGGAAAAAATATGCCGTTAAAATCGCTTGTGTCAAATGAAACATATATCAGCACAGTTTTTGGCGATTTTTTTGTAAAATCTATTGAAGAAAATAACGAAACCGAATTTTATGATATTGTTGATTCTGAGGGTTGTGAATATTTTGCAAATGGATTATCTAATCATAATTGCTCATTTTTGGGTTCTGGCGACAATTTTATATCAGAAGAATATTTAAAAAGAATTCAAGATTATGAAATAATGACGCCTATCCGTCAAGAATATGTTGACAGAAATATGTGGATATTTGAAGATCCAGAACCCGAACAGGAATACATCATAACAATTGATGCTTCGCCTGGGCACGGTGAAGATAATTCAACAATAAATGTGTTGAAAAAAAATGAATTAATTGAAGAAAAAATAATAACGAAAAATGGCAAACAAAAAAAAGTAAAAATAAAAAAACATAAAGTAATACAAGTAGCTGAATATTACGGTAAAATAACTCCCCAAGGTCTTGCCGAAATTGTTTATCAATATGGTAAAGTATATAATAATGCATATTGCGTTGTTGATATAACTGGTGGATATGGTGTTCAAACTGTTGAAAAATTACTTGAAATTGGATATGAAAATATTCATTATGCCGAGGTGTCGCACAAGCCATCAAGAGATAGATTGCAAGGATATATCAAAAAAGGACAAAAAACAATGTCTGATGGTAGTATTATAACCGTTGATTTAATTCCAGGATTTTTTATTGGAAATAACAGGGCATCAGTGTTGTTAGAGTTACAGAGGTCAATACACTTGGAAGATATCGTTATTCGATCCATAAGGCTCTTAAATGAACTTAAAACGTTTATAACTGTTGCTGGAAATAGAGTTGCTGACCATAAAAGATCTTTTCATGATGATTCTATAATGGGTTTATCTATTGGTTTATATGTTATAAATTTTGACATGGCAAGATATAAACAAAGTAGTGGAGTAACAGAAAGCATGTTAAAATCATTATTAACAACAAATGATGTTGAAAACTTTAAATCCAAAGAAGACGGTAAGCGTAAACCAATGATACCCCCAAACAGTGATTCGTCATTAAATCCATATATTGTTTATTCTTGGCTGTTTAACGGTGTTGTTCCCAAATAATTTGTTTTATTGATAAACATATATTATCTTTGTAAAAATAATACATATTATGGATATAGTTAAAGTTAACAAGAACGATGTTTTAAGTATAATTAAAAAAAATCGTAAAAAACATGCTGATCAATATAACGAAGCAATTAAAGCTTATCGTGTCAAAGTCGGCGATTTGTTTGCAAAAGAACTCCAGAAAGTTGTTGATGGCGAGGATTTTACAATACATATTCAAGCTGAAAAGCCAGTGTCTCATGTAAAGGATTATAATTTAGCTGTTCGTATGTTTGAATTGTCTGTCGATGAAGTTGTTGAATTAAATATGAATGAATTTAACCAATTAATTAACGATGAGTGGAATTGGCAGTCATCATTTCGTTCTTCCGTTTATAGTAATTCGTCATATTCTGGCACATCGGGCTTTCATGGAACATCGGGTTCTTCTGGCACCTCTTATATTTATGAAGTCACTTTTTCAGATAATGATCTCGAAAATACTTTCGATGATTAAGATTTGGGCGCTGATAAAAACGATTAATTATCTAATAACACCGCAAAAAATCGCTGTATATCCTACAGCGATTTTTTTGTTTTGTAAAAATTAAAAGCATTTTTCGAATTTCATGCTACCGCAATCATAAATTCGGAAATATCCTCTTTCTTCCATGATTTGATGTTCTGTTTTTGATGCATCAAACCCATTTTTTATTAAAATATCTTTTCTAAATTTGAAACGATATTCTCTTTTTAAGTCATGCTGTTTAAAATAAAAATAATTTGGCTCTGTATTTCCAATAAGTGTAAACCCTAATTGTTTATAGAGATTGCCATTAGAGTATCTTCTATCTGCAAAAGTTAAAATAGATTTGGGATTATATGTTTTTATAAAATAATTCAATAATTTACTTGCACCACCAATAACTAAGGTATTTTGTTTATTGCAAAATCTTATTAACTCATATTCCCCATCAATTCTTGTTTTTACTCCCATAGATATTCTCTTCTTCCCAAGGGTCATAACGGATACCAATTCATTATTATAATATAACCCAATTTTTACACTACTACCAGTATTTCCCTGCAAGTGATTTTCAACTAAAAATTTTGCAGATTCTTTAGAGTTAATTTCTCTTATAGTACATTTTCTAGCAAATATTTTATCAGAAAATATTCCCAATTTTGATTTTATAATAGATTTGACAATTTCTTTTTTATTCGCCCACTCATCCTCAAAAATATGCAATAATTGTATGTCATTTTTTTCACATAAATCTGTTTTTTGTTGATGATATTTTTTACCCTTAAATAAAACAGAATGAAAATATAATCCGTCATATTCTATACCAACTTTTTTGGGGGGTACATAAATATCAATTTCTTTGTTGTCTATTTTTATTTTATCGGTAAATAAATTCAATTCGTTCTCAATAAAGCCTCTAACGTCATTTTCGCCAATAGATAAGTTGACCCCACATTTAGAACAACCCTTACCTGACAAATGATCATTCGGAGTTTGTTCGAATTCCCCATGTTTTTTGCAATGAATATTTATTTTAGTCTTTGCATTGATATATTCAACATTTGGATATTTATATTTATTATTATGAATTACAATTGCTTTATTAATAAATTGTTCTGCGGTAATTTCCACCATTTTTATAGCATTTATTTCTGAAGAGCACAGCTTACACCCATGTCCAGATAAGTGACTATCAGGAGTTTGCTTAAAAAAGCCATGTATAGGACATATGATATTTATGGCTATCTTACAATTAATGTAATTAACAAAATCATAATTATACTTGTTTTTATGAATTTTATTAGCTGCTATTATAAAATCGTCAGCACTTTTTAATATTGAATTACCACATTTCCCACACCCCTGACCACTTAAATGGGCGTCTCCCCTTTGTTCAAAAATACCATGCGTTGGGCAAATAATTTTTGATTTTTCTTTAATTTGAGCATCAGTAACTAAAGAATAATCATATTTATTACCATGTTTTAATATGGCGCGTTCAACGAACACTTTAGATTTCATATGTTAAATCTTATTTAAATTAATATATTATTGCAAATATATAAAAAAAGGTATTTATATATAAATACTTTTCAAAATACTTAAGTATTTATATTTAATTATAATATTTTATAAACATGGATAATAAAAAAGGAACTATATATCAACAGCTCAATCAGATGTTTAATCTGGATGGAATGGGCTTTCAGGTAACGGGCAATGACGTTAAAGATACTGCAACAAAAAAAATTATAATTAAGGGTAATTCCCCCGAAGAAATTGCTCGTAAAGCATTAGAAATTGAACAAAAAAATAAGCTTTATGATAAATTTAACAAGACAACCGACAGAAATTATCAAAAAGCATTGCAGTATGAAGCAGCAAGATTGCCCGCATACATGGACTATGAGGGTATGGAATATTATCCAATTATTTCAAGTGCTTTGGATTTATTCATGGAAGAGGCCACAACAATGGGAATAGACGGTAAGGTATTAAATATATATTCTAATAAAGAAAGAATAAAAAATATATTAGAAGAATTCTATTACGATATCTTAAATATTAATACAAATTTACCGTTTTGGACGAGGAACACGCCTGTTAAATATGACAGTGCTATTCCTTTATTGAATGGCGAAATAATCTCAATAAAAGAATTATCTGAGAGATTAAAGGAAAATCCGCATAAAGAAATTTGGACATATTCTATTCAAGATAATACAAAAAAGGTAATGCCTGGTAAAATTATTTGGTGTGATTTAACAAGGAAAGATAGTGAAATTATCAGAGTTACTTTCGATGACGATACATGTGTTGAAACAACATCAGATCACGAATACATGTTAAGAAATGGATCATATGTTAGGGCTGATGAATTAAAAGAAGGCGTTAGCTTAATGCCCTTTTATACATTAACTAGCAATGAATCAAATCTTATTTCTGGATATGAAAGAGTTTATGATCCGTCATCAAATCGCCATATATTTACGCATAGACTTGTTGCTAAAGAATGTATTGTAAATTCCGAAAATGAAAATAAAGCAAATTGTGACTTTGCAAAAAGTGTAAATCCTAATTTTATTGATCACCCAAATTTTAGGCGTGCTTCGGCTATTTCGGCAACTCGTGGAAATAAAAATTGTATTTTAAATCATAAGGTAAAATCTGTAGAACGAATATCTGAAAAATATGATGTATATTGCATGGAGGTGGTTGGGCCTAATAATGAACAAGATAGACATAATTTTCCCATTTGCAGTAAAAATGAAAATGGCGAATATACTAGAAATGGAGTGTTTTTATCGAATTGTAAATATGGGGATAATTTCGTGTTGCTTTATGGCGAAAAAAATAAAGGAATTACCGCCGTAAAACAAATGGTTAATTACGATATTGAACGCACCGAAAGAGTTATAAACGGCAAACCAACAATCAAATTTAAAGAAAGAATGACTGGCGATGAATTTAACACCTTTGAAATAGCTCACTTTAGATTACTTGGCGATGATAAATATATTCCATATGGATCTAGTATGTTAAATAAAGTAAGGCGCGTGTTCCGCCAGCTTATAATGGCTGAGGATGCTATGCTAACATATAGAATTATTCGCGCAGGAGAGAAAAAAGTATTCAAAATAGATGTCGGAAATATGGACGAAGATGATATTGAAGAATACATGTATAAGGTTGCTACAAAATTTAAAAAAACCCAACAAATAAATCCCAACAGTGGACAAATTGATTATAGATTTAATGTCCTTGGTAACGACGAAGACTATTTCTTACCAATGAGAAACGCAAATACGCAATCTGGAATAGATACGCTCCCAGGAGCATGTTTGGCATTAAATACGCAAATAGAATTATTGGATGGTAGAAGCCTTGAATTACAGCAAATTATAAACGAATATGAGGCTGGGAAAAAATTGTGGTCGTATTCTATAAATCCTCAAACTGGATTGATTGTCCCTGCGAAAATAACATGGGCGGGTGTGACTCGTAAAAATACAGAAGTTTTAAAACTAACATTAGACAACGGTAAATCTATTATATGTACTCCTGATCATAAGTTTAACACGAGATTAGGAAATACTAAAGAAGCTAAAGATTTAATTGTTGGTGAATCTTTGTGGTCTTTTAACAAGAAATTTGAAACAATTAAAAACAGTAAAAATAATGGCAAATATGATAAAGATTATGAAATGGTTTATGATCATTCAAAACAAGAATATGTATATACACATAGACTCGTTAAAGATTATTTAGAGTCACAAGGAATTAATAATGTGTTTGTTTTTGATGAAAAGCATGTTAATGATAAAAAAACAGTTATACATCATTCAAATCTGAACAGATATGATAATAGCCCTGACAATTTAGTTTCTATGGGTTATGTAGACCATTTTAAATATCACTCAAACCTTGGAATTTCTAATATGTCTGATGTTGATATGGCCGAAAGAGTTAAAAAGTTAAATGCTGGATTTATAAACTATTTAAATAATTTAAGCGAAGATCAAAAAATACTCAGAAATACAAATATAAGTAATAAGCGTAAAAAAGCCATAAAAAACTTTACTCCTGAACAAGCAATTAAATTTTTAGCCTGTGGTACAAAAAATGTTACCTCAGAAAAATCTAGAAATACTCTTAAAGAAGTAATGAAGACAGATACCTATAGAGAAATAAAAAGAATTCAGGGTAAGAGAATAAGAGCAAATAAAGAAATTAACAACAGAATTAAAATTTCACAATCCTATGTATATAATCAGGAATTATTAAAGTATTTAATTGAGTTTGTAAAAGAAAATGATGATCGATTAGAATCCTTTGTTAATCATATAAACACCGAATTTAATGCCTTTAAAACAATATTTATCGAATTAAATAAAAATAAGCCATTTTATAAATCGTTTACAAAATTTACAAGGAAAAATGTTTTAAAATTAATAAGATATTATAATTATAATGATTGGTCTCATTTTATTGAAAATGTGCCATGCTACAATCATACTATTGTTTCAATCGAATATTTAACCGAAAAACAAGATACAGGAACCATCACTATCGACGGTAATGAAGAGTTCCACAATTATCATAATTTTGCTTTAACTTGCGGTGTTTTTACTAAAAATTCGAACCTAAATGACATCCATGATATTGAGTATCTGCGTGATAATTTATTTGTCGGTCTTGGAATCCCAAAACCATTTTTATCATTTCAGGATGCTACTGGTGGTGGAAAAAACGTTGCACAGTTTGACGTAAGATTTGCTAAAAAGGTAAATAGAGTTCAAAAATCAATGGTTCAGGAATTGACCAAAATGGGCATGATTCATTTATACCTTATGGGTTATGGCACCGAAGATTGGAATGATTTTACATTGGCATTATCCAATCCTTCCAGCCAATTGGAAATACAAAACGCTGAAACAATGAGGAATAAGGCACAAACCTACACAGAATTAACACGTTCTGAAAATGGTATTGCTGCTATGTCACATACTGGGGCAAAAAGATTAATATTCAACATGAGCGATAAACAAATTGTTGAAGACCTTAAACAACAGAAAATGGAAAAGGTTGTTATGCAAGAATTTGCAGACGCTCCAGTTCTTATAAAGAAAAGTGGATTATTTGCAGATATCGATGCACGTTATGGTAGTGGCGGAACTGTTCCTGCCAGTGGGTCAACTCTTCCACAGGCACCTATGGGCGGAGCACCAATGGGTGGCGCTCCAGTGGGTGGCGAAGCACCAATGGGTGGAGCGCCAATTGGCGGTGGCGGAGCACCAGCTGGAGGTGGTGGTGAATTACCACCAATGACTGCTGAAGGATATTTAAGAAAAGGCAAAAAGAATTTTAGAAATAAACCACCATTAACTGATGAAGAATTTGATAGTTATGTTAATGAATTGGTGTACGGCGAAAAAATTAAAGCCGATTCTAGAGTGAAGATCATAACAGAAACAGAACTGAACAAAGTTAATGGCGCCACAGAAAGCATGATTAAAGAAATCGATGAATTAATTAATGATGGGAATGATGATGTTACTGAATTTGTAAAAAAATTAATGGAATAAAACTATGGATAATTTTTATAATATTATTGAAAACAATGGAGAAAAAAGGATATTTACAATTAATTTTATCAATATTCCTGACGATGAACTTGATACATATCTTAAAAAGATTGCTGAAAAGTTTTAAAAAGAGGATAAAGATATGGATGATTTTGATTATAAATTCCAAGAAGATGATGTCTTTATCCCTACAAAAAAATAAACATTTAATAACAATTGAAATCTCGACTGTATTTATATAAAAATTAAATATCAAATATGAACAATATTAATATCGGAATTGCCAATTTGGTCGTATCAAATAAAATTGTGAAAAACAATTTAAATGAAAATAAGGATGTTATTGCTGATATTTTCAATATTCTTAATGAATCTGACCTATTACAATTGGAATTTAACGTTTTTGAAAACATAGAAAATAAATATATCTCCGAAGATATAAAAGCAATCAGATATATTGATAATAATATAAAATTATTTGAAACATTTACCGTTCAAGAGTTGAACGAAGTTCATAATAAATTAAAAAAGTTTGTAAAAAAAGACGATATAAAAAACGTTGATAAATATAGGCTGAATTTATATGAAGCTATTGGTAATCTAATCCAAGAATCGTTAAAGGTTAGTTCCGACGTTGATGTTAATTTAATACACGAATCATTAGATTTCGTCATAAACCACGTAAAAAAGGAGAAAAACAACGCGAATGTTATTGAAGAACAATACGTTGATGAGGTTATTGAAATAGCCATAAACAAGTTCAATGAGAAATACTCGGACTTAAATGAGTCTGATAATGAATTTTTAAAAAGAGTAATACACTGCGAAGACAAGAAAGAGCTGTTTAAAGAAATGATCAATGAAAATATAGCAATGTTGAAAAATGCTTCTGATGATAAAATCAGTGACAAAATAGCCATAACCATAAATAAGCTTTCCGAAATGAAATACTCGGAAAAAACATTTAATGACGATATTGTAAGGCTATATGAACTAAAAACTGATATACTTTAATTTTGCGCGAAAATTTGCATGCGCTTTTCATGGTTTAATTTTTGTAAAATGCCCCTTAAGATGAGGGGCATTTTTTATGCTAAATTTGTTTTACTAGGATCAAAGGGTTTAGTCATTGCCAAAATTGATTTATCTCTAAAAAAATTATTATCCAGAATAGTAAATATATTATAAACATACTCTTCAGCATTTTTAGGATCTACATTTTTTGATATAATTTTACTTATTGTTGTATTGTAGTTTGTTGATTTAGATGCTGGTCGATAATATGCCGCAAGAGTAGATGATAATAAATATCCACATTGATCAGCTAAATATCTCATATACATACATTGCGTCTTTATCATAAGTTCTGGATTATTTATTGCGTTTTGAAGTATTAATATATTGTCAGTATCATCATGAAGACTTGTTTGTTGATTATTTTTATGCGTTTTATCAGCATTATTTATTCGCAATGGAGTTTTTAATCCATTTAATATTAACTGTCTTTCGTCCGAAGTTATTATTGGACTTATGTTATAAACGTTATTAATTAAATCTTGGAGTGTTGATCTAACGATTTGAGATATTCCTACAGCATTTAAATATCCATCGGAAACATTAAAGGCGGCAAAGCGATAAAATACAGATTCCCAAGCTCCTTGGGCTGCAATAATATTAGGGTCTAAATTATACTTAACGCTGTATTTAGTATATAAATATATTAAAGCATCAGCGGCTTCTTTTGCGTTTGTTATTGGTATATGGGTTGCTATGCCGTCTCTATAATAATAAGGAATTGCGGTTATTGTTGATATAGGATTTGGATCATTTGGATATAAAGGAGTTGGATTTATATCGGCGTATTTATAAGTAAATAATTTACCGCTCGATGCATTTTGTGCACATTTATCTCTTATAAAATTTTTTCCCATATCGGATATTTCTGTTGTTTTGGGATTAATTTTGTATGAATACATTGAATTATGTTTAATATAATTTGTTAATGGTACATTTGCTGGACTAACTGATAATCCAGCATTTAAATCAGAATTTGATAAAACATCTCCAGTATATCCGAATAATGCATAAGGGTCTAAAATTCTTGGTATTGGATATTTTAAAATTTTCACTCCATTGAATTGTGTTGTCATAAAATTTTCAGCTATGTTGTGTTCTACCCCTAATATAATATATGCCCCATTATACATAGGAACACTTTCCAATTGAAAATATTGCGTTGGCTGAATCATTGCATTGCCTAATCCATTTACAGTTATTTTATACGCTCTATTTTCATATAAATTAAATAGATTTTGTCCTACTGGCACTGGTGCTGGCACAGTGTTATCTCCAGCTATTTTCGCTAAAATTTGTAATGATTCATTCGTTTCTGGATATTCTTTACTATCAATTTTTATGCTCGTGAACATACTTTGATTTTGAGTGCCAAATTTAACCTTGAATGCTTTTATCTTATTCCATCCGCCAAAAGATGAATTTGCCTGAATATTATTATCCAAATTGGTGTCGTTATAAATATTTTTTGTTAAATCTAAAATACCATCGCCACCATCATTTCCGCCACTGCCGTAATTATCACTATTTGTTAAATAGTTTGAAGTTCCGCCAATATACATACAAACGAAAGCGGGACTCGTATTTTTTATATTTCCAATACTGACACCAAAGCATTCCTTGGCCCATTCATCATCGGTTATGGTCATAAAGTTTTGTATTGGAAAAAATTCGAATCCATTTGTTGATAAAAGTGTTGATATTACTGTAAATATGGACGCATCCATATTATTTTGTAAATCTTTTAAACAACTGATGTCTAAAACAGTGTTTCCTATCGGGTTCATGCTTCGATCAACAAAGGCAAACATGTCTATAAGGCTTTTCCCTGGTTCGTTAAACGGATATCCTTCAGCTGTAAAATTTAATCCAGATATCCATCTGTCGTTTATGTTTTTAAACGAATAATATGTTTCGGAAACAATATTCTCTGAATTTACATAATTTTCATATTTTTCATCTTCTTTCTTTTTTGCATCTTTAGCTTGTGGTAGTAATGATCTCATTTTTCCAACAAAGCCAGTAAAAAAAGATGTTTTACTGGCTGATATTGATGCGTATGGCCCATAAGTTTGTAAATCGTTATTTTTGTCAGCCATTTTAAAGGCTATACTGTTATATATTATTAAATATACTCTAGTCGATAATTCTCCTATATTATTATTAAATGGTATGTTGTCTTTATAATATGTTTTTAGAGTATCTTCATCTTTAATTTCAGTTGCCCCACCAATTAATGCTTTAACTTCCAATATTAAATTAATACCCCTAAGATTCATAAAATCTGTGTATTGATTTATAAAAGTATTTTTATCTGTTATGCTTAAGTATTTATAGCAATTATCAATATCTTCAGATATTGATTTAGATCCGTATTTTGTATTATTATTTAAAAAATCTATAATGATTTTTTTATCTGAATCACTTAAAGATAACAATGCGCCAATATAATATATAAAAAAAACGGGCACTTGAATAACCGAAGAGTTTGTGAATATATTATTCATTTTGCCATCAAACATTGAGCGAGTTCTGCCGAAAAAAGATAATAATACGGTCACCAATAAATTATTGTTTAAGTATATTAAATTGTTCTGAGATAAATTATAGCCGTAATAAGTCAAACTATAAATCCACTGATTGTTAAAATCTGAATATACTATTTGAGGATCAAGATCAATTGTTGGATTGGCATAATTTAAATTGTCCAATCTAAAGAAAAATTTTGAATTAGTCTCAGTTGAATCTTTATCATCATCAAAAAATAATAGGTTTTGCGATGTAAATTTTACTGGAACTGGAAAATGATTGTTGGTAAAAATTCCCTTTAACTCGTTTAATAAATTGTCTATCGGATCTGTAGATGAATCAGATCCCGCAATTCTTTCATTTATTTTATTAAAGTAAATGTCAAAGCCAATAAAATTACCAGTAATTGGGCTTGTTTCAACGTCGCGTTCCAAAAAAGCATAATACCCTCCCAAATTTATTGGCTGTAATGTACTATTGTTATATAAACTTGGAAATTCTTTATCATAATTTGGATTTGTTTTGGTTAAATATACTATTAAATCATCGCCTGTGCTAATATTATTGCCATTAAAAAATGCAGTTAATTTATCAATATTATTTGTATTTGTAACGAAATTAATTATGTTTACAGCCTCGGCTTCTCCAAAATATTTCATATAAGTATTGCTTGATGCAATACTCGCATTTACTGAACTTTGTGATAACACGTAGAATCTTCTAAGTAATATTGAGAAAATGTTGTTTATATCCGTATCACTATATGGCGCTGGGCTTGTAACGCTAGGATTTAAAACAGTGTCTGCTGAAGTGAATGGTATCCATAAATTATTACCATTTGAATTTATCGATGTTTTTCCCAAAAGAGTTTTTTCATAATCTTTTAATTTTTTATATGTTTCTATGAAATCATAAACTAATTGTAATTCTGGCAGTTTTGAATCGTTTGGCAATGTTTTATTTAGGGCTATTGGTGATGTTCTTATTTTTTTTGCTCCGTCATAAATTAAAGGGAAAGGATATATATCCTTATTTTTATCTTCGTTTGAGGAACCAAGTATTATATTTTTTACTCCTGTTTTTTTATAGTTGCCTTGAGCAGAATTAGCACATTTTCTCATTGTTGTAAAAAAGAAATCAACATCATCCATTAAAATTTTAAAAACATTATATATTGTAGGAATCATTCCTAGCATAGATTGTGTTGTTGAATTAATCAATGTTCTTAATGATTTTTTTGCATCAATTAAATCATTATTCGTTGTATTTTGTGCGGCAATTAATTTATTATACATGTCTGTTATATCAATAACAATGTAATATGCCTGATAAACATTTTTAAAATTAATACTGGGTGCCGTAACATATATTGGTTGTTGAATTGTTACTCCATAAGTCTGTGATAATTTTCCATTCAAATACGAACTAAATCCAGATAATGCATTATACCATTTATACCTATAATCGTTTGGGTTGCTTGGATCATTTGTAATTTCCAAATTAGAGCCTAAACCGACTTCAAATCCAATATACAACCGTGTTTTATTGTTTACTAATAAACCACTTTTATATTGATTAATGTCTTGTAAAATTGAAAATTTTATATCTGTGCTATTAACATAATTATATAAACCTCCCAATCCAACTGTTGACCCAGGCACATTTAAAATCGATGGGTCATTATTAATATACAAATATGCTCTTCCAGTGGATTTAAAATATGAAATTGTCTCGTCTTTATATTCATTTAAGAGAGAAATGGCATTATTAATTTGTTGTGCCTTTTTTGTTAAAGCATCAACTTTCTTTGTGGATGCCGATACGGTATTAGGAAGTGCGCTATTCAACATTTCCACACGTTTTATCAAAGAGATTGTATTTAATGGAGCTGTTGCACGGTTAGCATCAACCGTTGCATTGAGATCTAATAATCTAAATTTCATTGAATATTGAAACAAAACATCTGTTAGCGGAGCATATGTCATCGCAACAAATTCTGCATCAATAACAAAATTGCCTGAATCGGATTCAAATTCAGAAGTATATTTAACTAAATGTATTTGATATGTTAAAGCTTTTCCGTAGAAACCCTTTATCGTTAAATTAAATATTGGCGGAGGAAAATCAAATAAAATTCTATATGGTGAATCTTGATTATTAAAAAAAGATAATCCACGAATATCTACAAATTTAATACTTATTTGTGGTATAAAAGATGCATTTATTTCCGTTTTTATTGACGATATTCCAAAAGCTTCTCTATTTGATATATTTGATGGCGTACTTCCAAAATACCAATTAGTTGTAAAATTATTATCAGCATTTGCCCCCATAAAATTTACTTTTGTTTTGGAGCCATTAGTGGTGACTAAATTAGTTACTCTATCAAATTGTCCTGTAGTTACAACGGATCTATCCCTGCCTTGTGCTGTTAATTCAGCAAATATGTGCATATTTTCATATTGGGGTGTTGCATTGTTTGGCCCCAAACTACCCTTTAAATTGTTTGGATCAACCATATTTACCGTTGCTAGATTAACTGTATTCATTTGGCGTCTTTTTAAATAAATAGTTTTTTATCTAAATTATAACTTTAATTCTATTCTATACTATTTATATTGAAATAGTATATTAATGAGCAAAATATTAAGAAAAGGTGAAAGCGGATTTGGCATACTTGTTGAGCACGACGCTGGCTATATTTCACACGATTTAAATAAAGAATATCTATCAGAAAATTTTCAGTTTAAAGAAAATGAACCCATATTAATAACATGTATTTTACAAAAATGGGGCGTAAAAAATAAAAATGGTAGAATATACCCTAAAGAAATATTAGTTCCACAAGTAGAAGAATACCAAAATAAAGTTCAAGCTAATAGTGCTGTGGGTGAGACAGATCACCCAGAAAATTCCACCATTTCATTAGCAAATCTCTCACATATGATAACAAAAATGTGGTGGGGAAAGGGCGATGATGAAAATGTTTTATATGGCGAAATAAAATTATTGGTTACTCCAGGATTTATTAAACTTGGTATAGTTTCTATGCCAGGCGATAAAATTTTGTTTTACATTCAAAATAAAATAAAAATAGGAATTTCTTCAAGAGGTGTTGGAACATTAAAAGAAATGCAGGGCGAAAATTATGTTCAAAACGATTTTGAATTAATTGGATTCGACTTGGTTGAATCTCCGAGTACCCCTGGCGGTTATTTATTCCCAAAACACGATTCAAAAAAAGTATCTATTGATAGTACAACCTTAGCAGAAAGTGAAAATAAGCTATTAAAAGCTATGAATAAATTTTTAGAATGGAAAAATATTTTATAGAATTTATACACTTTTTAGAATTGTTGTGTATTTATTAGTAAATTATTAAATAATTAAGATAAATAGAAAATATGAAAAACGACAAATCTATATTAAAAGAAGCGTTGGCTGATTATGAAAGCTTAAAAGAGGCTTCCGATAAAAATGCTAAGAATAAATTGGCTGAAGAATTTTCGGGTAGATTTAATGAATTGATCAAAGAAGAAATACATAAAAATAAAAAGCCAACAAAAGAATCTGAAACTTCAGATAATGTTGAAAATATTAAAGAGTCTGTTAATTCAGACAATGACAAAACAAAAAATTCTGTTATGAAAAAAGAAACCGATGGTACAAAAGAAAAGACGAAAGTAACTGATAGAAAAGTTATCAGCGAAGGCGCTTATGAAACAGAAAGAAATGACAATGGCGATTACACCGTTGATCGTGAAGAAACTGATCCGTATATGACTATGGAAGAAATCGACAAAGAATTATCATCTTTTGATGATGACCTTAGTAATGTCGATGTTGATTCCGATGTTGATACGGGTGAAGTAGATGGCGAAGTAGAAGGCGGAGAAAATATTGAGCAAGAATTAAAAGAACTTAGAGACAGGTTAGATATAATTATCGGTAGTCTTAGTGGTTCCGACGACAATGCTGGTGAGGTTGATGATTTAGGTGCTGAAGACGGCGAAAAAGTTGCTGATGGCGAATTTGATGTTTCTGAATTAAATTTATCCGATGATAATTTTGAAGATGATACAAATCTTCCATCTGATGATGAAATCGACGAAATCCTTAAATTTGACAATGAGCCTGAAGTTGATGAAGGGCACGGTTTATCTTATAGCGCTCGAAGAAATAACACTGGAAGACATCTTCCAAGTTATGATAATTTGAGTACTGGCGAACAGGATCAATCCCCGAATTACGTGAAGGAATCTAAAATAAAATTAAAAGCACTCATTAAGGAAAATAAAGAGTTAACAAAAAAGTTAAACGACGCAAAAAAACTTAGTGAATCAGCAACATCCCTTATTGACCAATATAAAACAGCACTTTCCAAATATAGGGTGCAGTTGAAAGAAATGGCAGTATTCAATACTAATCTGGCACATGTTAACAATATTTTGATTAACGAAGAATTGGCATTGACTCAACAAGATAAAATTAAAATCATCAACGACTTTAAGGGTATTGATGATATTACCGAATCGCAGAAAAAGTACAAATCAGTTCTTGCGGAAATGAAGAACCCGAAAAAGCTTGTTTCTGAATCGTTTGAAGACAGGCTGTCAGCCTCGATAACACCATCTTCAAAACAAAAATTGGATGAGGTAGTGGAAAGAACATCGTACACAAATGATGACCATTTAGCTAAAATACTAAAGAACATCGATTATGTCGAAAATAGAGGAAGAAAATAAGAGGCAAAAATAAAAAATAAAGATATTAAAATTTAAAAAAAATTATGGGATTTTTAACAGAAAGTACCGAAGTTGGTAATATTGGTTTAAAACAGCTTCGCGAACAAAGAGAAATTACAACAAACCGTTGGGAAAAAATCGGTTTGTTAAAAGGATTGACTGGCAATCTTAAAGAAAACTGCGCTCAGTTATTTGAGAATCAGTTATCTTATATGATTAATGAAGCCACAGAGTCTTCATCGTCTGGTCAGTTCGAAACCGTAGCGTTCCCTGTTATTCGTAGGGTATTCGCTAAATTGCTTGCAAACGACATCGTCTCTATCCAAGCACTTAACTTACCTATTGGTAAATTGTACTACATCAATCCAAAAACCAGCACCAATGACATTTATGGAAAGAAATCTCCTGCTGGCGCATATGAAAATGCAGCTGAACATCAAGCAGCAGCTCCTGCTGGCGATCGACCATCGTTCCAAACAAATTCATTGTATGACGCATTTTATGCAACATCATACGACAATGAAGGCACATCGTTGTTCGACAATTCAAGAGGTCAGATTACAGCAGTAACTGGTGTGACATCTTTTGCAAGTTCATATACTACTGGGGATAAAATTGCTTATGTAATCGTTGGTGGTATAACCACTGGACATGATGGCAAATTATTAGGCCCACAAGGTTCTCCGATGGACACTGAAACATTCTTGGCTGGTTTAACAATCACCGCGAATGTAAATCTTAATGCTCCATCGCCATTTACAACTGCGTCTATTACAGCGGGTAATCCTGTTCCGTTTAACGTAAAGGTTCAAACCTATGGTAATTCAATTGTTGATGTTAACGGAAACGTTAATCTTATCGTTGATTTAAGCTATCCTGGAACTGATGGTTATCAGCCTTTAACTGGCGCAACAACTGGTTTAACATTTAACTACAGTTACAACACATATAGCAGTCTTGAAGAAGATAGCCGTATGGCTGAGGTAACTTTTGTTCTTGACCAAGTAACTGTCTCTGTTGAAACTCGTAAAATGAGATCACAATGGACTCCTGAGCTTGCACAAGACGTTAGTGCTTTCCACAACATCGATGCTGAAGCCGAGTTAACCGCTTTGTTATCAGAACAGATGGCTGCTGAGATTGACCGTGAAATTTTACGTGATTTGCGTAGAGGTGCTGCTTGGACTACTCGTTGGGACTATAATGGTCTTCGTAGACAAAGCACGGCCTATATGGGAACTCAGAAAGACTGGAACCAGACCTTATTAACTAGGATCAACCAGATTTCTGCTCAGATCCATAAATCTACCCTTCGTGGTGGTGCTTCTTGGGTAGTTGTTTCTCCTGAAGTTAGTGCTGTAATGGACGACCTTGAGTATTTCCATGTTAGTACTGCTGCTCCAGAAGAAGACAAATACAATATGGGTATTGAAAAAGTGGGTACACTTAGTGGACGTTATTTAGTATATCGTGACCCATACGCTCCCGCAAATACTGTTTTGATCGGCCATAAGGGAACATCAATATTAGAAACCGGTTACATATACGCGCCATACGTGCCAATGCAGTTAACGCCAGTAATGTATAATCCGTTCGATTTTACACCCATACGTGGTATCATAACTCGTTATGCAAAGAAAATGGTTCTTAACCGTTATTTCGGTAGGATTTATTGCGACGGTTTATATACTTTCGGAATTGGTTTACTTCAATAACCAATAAAATAAATACTTAAAAGGGTTGGATATTCTGACCCTTTTTTTTATCTTTGTCTTGCATACATAAATATGGCGTATATTAATTATGGACGAAATTATAGATGTTATTCTAGATAGCTTAGATGATACGTTTTTAAAGCCAATTTTTTTAAAAATTCCGAACAGGTCTAAACTTACGGGCCATTGTTATGTTGCCACGGAAGCATTGTATTATTTATTATCTGATGATGATAAATTAATATATAGGCCAGCAGTTTTAAAAATTGATAATATTACACATTGGTTTTTAAAAAACAAAATAAATAATACTATCATAGACATAACCAAGTCTCAATTTAATTTTGAATTAGATTATGCTGCGGCTAAAAATTGTGCGTTTTTAACACAATATCCCTCAAAAAGAACTTTAAGATTAATTAATAAAATATATGAAAGAACTAATAATTAATAATACCGTTATACTTTTTTTAAATATAAATGACATGATTAATTTAAAAAAG